TCAAGGTCAACGTGAGGATAAGTACACCTTCTGCGTTGCGTATGATTCCCATCGAATCTATTAATATTGAATTTAGGTTCGCGTTCATCGATTCCGTAGTGTTGTTGTGCTAAGTTTGATAACAAAACTCTCAGCTGAGGAAATTTATAATTAACTCGCTGTTGATAACCAGGAAATCCATCCTCAGTCAAGGGGATAGGCACAGAGCAGATGAACTTCAGAAAGTCATCTGGATCTTTTAAAACATTATCAATAATAATAACTCTGTTTTTAGATTCACCGATGTGATCTACAGAGACTTGAGCATCCTCATTAACCAGCGGCAATGAGGTATTGTGCTCCATCAAAGAATACATAAGCAGCTATACCTGCAAAAAATAATAGTTGATACATGGCTATGTAGATGGTACTGGGATAGGGACTGGTTGAGATATTCTAACTCCTTTACCACCACCAAAATCATCGTCATCGTCATCGTTAAACCCACCACCAGCAGCGAAGTAGAATCCTAAGAGGATTAACACTGGCAGGAATGGGAATATTAATGCTATGACTGGTGAGACTGATTCTGTTGCGGCTTGGAGTTCGCCCATTTAAAATACACCTGGTAATATTTGTCCAGTTGTTAGATATGCACCTAGACCTGCTACTAATCCTATCATAGCCCAGCGTCCGTTTTGTAGCTCTGCATTTTCATTCATGGTTTTGTCCTGTTGGATAACTTGGATTTGAGGTTCTTTAGCAAACATGTTTTGTCTGCCACCGTCTTCTGTTGTAACAGTCATTTAAGATATGTTAACTAACGTAACAATATTATATATTAAATCTAAAACTCTGTCAAGTATTTATACCCAGGAATTATTCACGATTCAAATCAATTAAAACGTTGCCTGAAACTGAGATCCTTTCGCCTCCAGTCTGTTTAGGGTAAACCGTATGTATCATCTGACTGGGGAAGATTAAAATGTGTTGTTGTGACTCCCTGTTTATTTCTATCCTGGTACCATGATTATCCTTAATGAAATAAAATGGTGCATCATTATCTTCTACTCTCACATACAAAGCAAAAGAATAAAAAGAATGCTCATGCATGTGTGGGTAATGCTGATCATTCTTCTTCATTACATTAACCCACATCTGTCCTATCTTTAAATCATCTATCTCTACTCCTACTATTCCATACCGATCTTTATGAAACTCAAAATGGTGATCTATTGTATGCCCCAACCAGCATTGAAATGCAGCTGGGATAGGCATAACATACTCTTGTCTAATTGAGGCATACTGAGGGTCATCTAGGGACTCCTTACGATCAATCCCTGTGAATGTAGCCTCTTCTACGTCTTCAAATACTTCATCTGGTACCTTAGCAACCAGTATGTCTGTGCCAGGTAAAAAACTGTAGTCTAATCTATTATCATCCATAGTATAAAGGGGAGCTAATGCTCCCCTGAGTATCGACATCTGTCTTGCTTTGACAAACCATTTAGTTTAGAGTCTATTGGCAAAGACTATCCGAATGTAATGGTATCAGAAACAGGAGTTGTAAACCCTGCGGTTTTTGTGTCGAATGATAATACATCATTACCACCTGTCTGGAAATAGTAATCAGCAGCACCACCTCCTACTACATCAGGAGTAGGGAAGGTGATATTATAATCAGGATCATAAGATCCATCAGGTAATACTACATCTTCATGCTCCTTATGCTCTGGTAAATCCTTAGCAATCTTCTTAATCCCTTGATAATATACGAACAGTAAGTTGAGAGTACTGTCGTCTAGTGCATCTGCGTTGTGTGCCTCGTCAAATGCAGCTCTAGCTGCCTCATATGCTGCATTGAGTTTTGAATGTAACTCACAAGTCATAAAACCTCTTCAGTTGTTGATATTATATATCAGGTCTCAGGAAGTGTCAAGTCATTGTGCCAGTTTTAAAATAGTCCTTCTTCATATACCTTCCGAGGATGTTGCTATTGTAATATGCTGATTCACCATCATCATTACATTCTTCTAGTACGTTATTAATGAACAACTGTCTAGTCTCCTCGTAGTTTACCTTACCAGGTGTAACATGTAAACTAATTATTTCTCTTTTGAAGCACTGAATCCCCAGGCGTTTCCTGTCTTCTGTAAGTTCCTTAGAACTTCCGTAGTATGTTTTCCAGTTACTTTCACTCGTCCGTTTGCGTCCGCCAGTTCTAGGCTTTCGTTTTTGATAGAAGTACTTCCTACCGATGTATTGTTTCCCGGTCTGAAGATTTGTAATCCTGTAGACAAAACCGAAGAAGTCGCCAATATCATCAGTAGTGAAAGTTGAACCTTGGTATGTCCAGGGGTTGTCATAATGTCTTCTAGTATCTTTTTCATTAGAGTTCTCCGTCGTCATCATTTACATCAAGATAGTTAGCAGCATACGCTGTCTTATCACTATCTATACGGTAAGCAGCAGCGTCGGAATAAACTTCTGCTTTTATCTCTGCTATCGCTCTTTCGAGATCAGCAATTAAGATCTTTAGATTTTGTTTTTGCATGAGTTACATATGGTATTCGTCTAATATTTCCAAGACATTTAATAATATCCTTCTTGCGGCCTCCCTCTCATCCTTTTTCCAATCAGGGTACCACTGTTTAGTAGTTACCCCATGTAGCATCTTCATGACTCTTGAAGTCATGGCAACTTTATCAATACGGCCGTTCACTACAGGTTTGCCTGGAGCGAACTCCAGTCCTGATTAAACTTCGCTAAGCCTGTATCAGTTAGTGTGTGATCATATAGTTTATTGAATATATCCCAAGGGCAAGTGCAGATATCAGCTCCCACTCTAAAGCAAGCAGGGACTTGTCTAACTTCTCGAATGGAAGCAGCAAGAACCTTAGTCTTGACTTCATGTGTAGCATAGACATCAGCAATTTCCTCAACTAGATCTACTCCATCCCAGTACTGGTCATTCAATCTACCAATGAAAGGTGAAACATAAGTTGCCCCTGCCTTTGCTGCTAAGATTGCTTGCCCTGCACTGAATACCAGTGTCACATTAACTGGTACCTCATTCTCCGATAATTCTTTACATGCCTTAAGACCTTCTCTAGTCATAGGCAGTTTGATTGTTATGTTTGATGCTATGTCAATGTATTCTTCTGCATGACTTAGCATTTCTTTGGCTGTTTCACCTACTACTTCTGCTGATATAGAAGCTGACCAAGGAAAGATGTCACTGATTTCTTTAATGACTTCCTTTGGATCCTTTCCAGCTTTCTTCATTAGAGATGGGTTTGTTGTCACTCCATCTATAAGCCCAGTCGAAAAACTCTGCTTAATGAGATCAACATCAGAGCAGTCCAAGAATAGTTTCATGGTGTCTCTTATAATTTCATATATTTATCTTACCATAAAAAAAGAGACACACATATGTGTGTCTCCATACTCGGACAGTCACGGTTTAAACACTAAGCGGCAACTAACTTCCTACCAGTTGAGTCAACGTTGAATTTGATTCCACGATAGACTTCTTGATGGGGTGTCATCTGCCATCCTTTTCCCTGTGATCTACTATACTTAACACCACGATAGGTGCGTGTAATAGATCCCTTTGACTCAGCACGCTCACTTGTGTCGTACTCTTTTCCTCTGTAAACTAATTTCATTGTCCTTTCTCCTAAAGTAGTTGGATTTTGAGGTCCGTTCCTTTAGTCGTTTTCGTCCCCGAAGGGATGAACGATCCGTTCCGCGACTTACTTGCGCCTCTAATGAGGTGAACGTAATGGTAACAAATGTTACCTATTGCTATTTATAACAGGAGACCCTAACATTAAGGTACATCCTGTTACAGATCTTTAATGTGTGGTGTGTGGGAGATTGGATTCCTGTATACCAATAAGAGGAGGGCATTACTACAGTTAGTAAAACTCCTCTGCCTAAGACCCGACTGGTAAGTCGATTCTGACCTGCGTCAGCAGCACCACCTGTGTCTTATCACCTTAACCAGCAGTATGCCAGTAAGTTTGTTCAGTCACTCCCTATGTTGAGCTCTCAACAAATTTATTATACAACCTAGTAGGATGGTTCGTCAAGCTGTGCACTCTGACGTTGTTGCCAAAGTTTACGTTCCATTTCCCACATCTCAGTGGCATTGTATGGCAGAGCATCCTGCCCTGCATTCTCCATTACCTTTTCCCAATTGGCATCAACATCATCAAAGAGAGAATCCTGCGAAGGTTGACTCTGTGACATCTTGTTTGATTCCTCCAACGACATAACTTTCTATCTCCGTTTCTTGTGGTGCGTTTTGTTGACCCTTAGAATTGAGCCAGTGCTCTGTCCAAGGCAGAGGATTATTCCTCAGTGGTTGATCATATATAGGTGTCAAACCTACTGCCTTCATACGACGGTTAGCAATCCATTCAACGTATTGAAATAGTAACCTATCATTAAGACCAATCATACTACCATCCCTAAAGAGATGCTCTGCCCATGCCTTCTCTTCATCTACACATTTCCTAAACATTTCTGTTACAACTTCCTTCTCTTCTCTAGCAATCTCCTTCATCATTGGGTCATCCTTACCCTCACTCCAATTTTTTAGTATCTGTTGTGTGAGTACAAGGTGTTGTGACTCATCTCTTGCTATGAGAGATAGGATTTTAGCCGATCCTTCCATGAGTTTATTTTCACCAAAGGCAAAACTGCAAGCGAAAGAAACGTAAAAGCGTATACCCTCCAGTATGTTGACATTGGCAACAGCCCTGTAAAGGGCCCTCTTGAGTTCCTTTCTTGTCCACTCAACTGATCCTGAGCCTCTTGCTCCAGAAGTCCATTGACTTCCTGTTCCCCATTCTTGTGCATAGTTAATAAAGTAATCGTAAGCTTGTGTAACTGATTCTGACCTTGAGATAATCTTATCATCTTCTAGTATAGTATCGAAAACCTCAGAAGGATCAGAGTAAATATTCTTAATGATGTATGTGTATGATCTGCTATGAACCATCTCCATAAACTGCCAGACTTGCATACATGCTTCTAACTCAGGTAGTGAGCAGTATGGCATGAAGGCCATACCAGGTGCTCTACCTTGCACCGAGTCTAACATGATCTGATACTTCAGATTGCTAGTAAAGATATGTTTCTGATGATCATTTAACTGTGCATAATCACCTCTATCTTTTTGTAAGGAGACCTCCTCTGGTCTCCAAAAATATCCTAACTGTTGTTGTGTCAACCTATCAAATGTAGGATACCTATAATTGTCGTAACGTTGGACCCCTAGGGGTGCACCGAAAAACATGTATTGTTTTGTAGTGTCTACTGCTTTAGAGTTAAACACTGTCATGCCTTGAATCTCTTTAGACGGCGCAACTGTCACAAGCTTCCTCCTCAGTAGTTAGTATTTCATTAATGAGATTGTCAACGTTAGTTGTCTGCTCATCATGCCATCCTATTGGATGACTAGGTTCATCTGTATCCTTCTTAGCATCGTATGTATTCTGATAGTAAGAAGTCTTCCACCCATACTTGTAGGTATTCAAAAGATCCTGTGCCATTACTGATACAGGTACCTCTGAGTCAGGGTAATTCTCTGGATTATAACTCCAGTTACCACTGATCGCTTGATCAAAAAACTTCTGCATCACTGCTACGATATTGATATACCCAGTGTTATTGGGCATGTCCCATAGCAAAGTATAGTTATTCTTTAGAGTGGTGTAGGATGGAACAATCTGCTTAAGGGGCCCCTTCTTTGATTTTTTAATGGACAAGTAGTCTCTAGGTGGTTCGATTCCGTTTGTTGCATTTGACACAACGGAACTGCTCTCCGAAGGCATTTGTGCGGACAGTGTTGAGTGCCTAAGACCGTGTTGCCGTATGTGCTCCCGTAATACATCCCAATCGCATAGTAGGTCATTGCTTACAATTTCGTCTACCTCTTTCTTATATGTATCAATTGGTAGTACCCCTTCGCTATATTTGGTCTTCCCAAAGTAGCCACATGGACCTTTCTCCATAGCCAAACGATTCGATGTATTCAATAAAGCATACTGGAATCTCTCAGTCATCTCATGGACCAATTGCCATGCTTTAGGATCATCATACTTAACACCCTGCTTGGCAAGGTAGTGTGCTAAACCTATGTAACCTATACCCAGTGACCTACGATTAAGGGTAGACCTCTTAGCAGCATCTACAGGGTATGTTTGATAATCTATCAGTGCATCCAATCCTCTAACAGCAAGTTCACATAACTCATCTAACTCATCAAGTTTAGTTATCTTACCTACGTTGATAGCAGAGAGAATACACAATGCAATCTCACCTTCCTTGTCAATGTGTTGGATAGGATCTGTAGGGAGAGTTATCTCCTGACAAAGGTTACTCATGTTAACCTTATCCTTAAAGGATGAGTGCTCATTGCAGTGATCTATATTCATGATATAGATACGTCCTGTCTCTGCTCTCTCCTTAAGTAAATCTAATATTAATTCTTGTGCATTAACAGTTGATCTCGGAACTGAGTCCGTCCCCTCATACTGGGTGTATAACTGGTCAAACTCTGGAGTACCGAAAGCATCATATAAACCAGGAACATCATTAGGGCTGAATAAAGAAATATCTTTGTTTTGGATAAACCTTTCATAGAATAGTTTTGAGAATTGAATACTGTAGTCTAGTTTTCTGACTCGGTTGTCTTCTGTTCCTTTGTTGTTTTTGAGGACGATGATGTCTTGGATTTCTTGATGCCAGATAGGAAAGT